TGAGCCAATTGCTACTACCTTTCCCTTGATTACAAGTTCTGCACGCGGGTACAAGATTGCTTGTAAGATCTTCTCCGCCGTCTGTTTTAGGTCTGACATGGTCAAGTGTAAGTTCATGTAATTGATAAGGTTTACCGCAATAAGCGCAATGACAATTGAAGTGCTCTTTAATAGCTCTTCTCCAGAGCCGTTTAGCTTCAGGACTTGTCATGGTTATTAGGTTGAATAAATAATGTTTAGGGGTAGGTAGTAATGGGGTCATTTACGAATCTTTAAAGCTTTTCTTCCTCGGCGTCTGTTGACTGACGGGTCTTGGAGTTTGCCTTGATTACCTTTACCCGTATGGGCGGCATCTTTGCCATCTCCGTTGCCATAAGTGCCTAGAGTTCGATTCAGTTTGTTAGCCGCTACTCGTATCTTTAATCC